GACGCTCTTCCGATCTGCCGCCACGAATCCCGAAAGCCTGCCGTGCTCGAGGTTGCCGTAATACCACCACAGACCCGTCAGGCTACTGCGAAAGCCACAAAAGCGAAGGCTGGAAGCAATACAAGCCAGGCCAGTCCCGCCACCAGCGTGGCTACGGTACCAAGTGGGACAGTATCCGCGCGCGTGTCCTGAAGCGTGACAAAGGCCTGTGTCAGTTATGTCTGCGTGCTGGTGTGGTGCGTGAGGCGAAGACCGTTGACCACATCATCCCTAAATCGCATGGCGGCACTGATGTCGACAGCAATCTGCAGAGCCTGTGCTGGCCGTGTCATAAGGCGAAGACGGCCCGTGAACGGCTGAAGTAAGAACCAGTTCCCACTGCCAGAGGGGAGGGCGGGCCAAATCCCTGTGACCTGACGCCTTCAGGACTGCCCGCCCCATCGTTTTTTTATACCCGCGAAAAATGAAATTTAACCAGGAGTGCCGCATATGGCTGGAACGGCGGGGCGTTCCGGGCGTCGCCCCAAGCCAACGGCGCGCAAGGCGCTGGCCGGAAACCCCGGCAAGCGAGCCCTGAACAAAGATGAACCTGTTTTTACGCCCATCAAAGGTGTTGAGCCACCAGAGTGGTTCGCTGAAGAAGATCTCCCTCTCGCCACGATCATGTGGCAACTGACAACCAAAGAACTCTGCGGTCAGGGCCTGTTGTGCGTGACTGACCTCGCGGTGCTTGAGCGGTGGTGCGTGGCCTATGAGTTCTGGCGACGTGCCGTGAAAAATATTGCCATACAGGGCAACACCATCACCGGTGCAATGGGCGGCAGGGTCAAAAATCCGGAGCTGACCGCCAAAAAAGAACAGGAGTCCGAGATGAGCAGCACGGGGGCAATGCTCGGACTCGACCCCAGCAGCCGCCAGCGTCTGATTGGCCTGGCGGGGCAGAAGAAAGCCACTAACCCGTTTCTGAAAATCATCGAATCATGAGCCGGAAATCTTACCCCAACGTAAATGCTGCCAATCAGTATGCCCGTGATGTTGTGCGCGGAAAGATTGTGGCCTGCCAGTTTGTGATTCAGGCCTGCCAGCGCCATCTTGATGACCTGATGGCGGAAAAAAGTAAGTCGTTTCGTTACCGCTTCGACAAGGACCTGGCTGAACGGGCCGCCAAATTTATTCAGCTGTTGCCGCACACCAAGGGTGAGTGGGCATTCAAGAGGATGCCCATCACGCTGGAGCCGTGGCAGCTATTTGTGGTCTGCTGTGCGTTTGGCTGGGTCAATAAAGGGTCCCGGCTGCGCCGCTTCCGGGAGGTGTATACCGAAATCCCCCGTAAGAACGGCAAATCGGCAATCTCTGCCGGTGTTGCCCTGTATTGTTTTGCCTGTGATAACGAGTTTGGCGCGGAAGTGTATTCCGGTGCCACGACAGAGAAACAGGCGTGGGAAGTCTTTCGCCCGGCGCGACTGATGTGTAAACGCACACCCATGCTGACGGAAGCGTTCGGGATTGAGGTTAACGCCTCAAACATGAATCGTCCGGAGGATGGCGCGCGGTTTGAACCGCTGATCGGTAACCCCGGTGATGGTTCATCACCCCACTGTTCCGTGGTGGATGAATATCACGAGCACGCCACAGATGCGCTTTACACCACGATGCTTACCGGGATGGGGGCGCGACGTCAGCCACTGATGTGGGCTATCACTACCGCCGGGTACAACATTGAGGGGCCGTGCTACGACAAACGGCGGGAAGTCATCGAGATGCTCAACGGCTCGGTGCCTAACGATGAACTGTTCGGGATCATCTATACCGTTGATGAAGGTGACGACTGGACCGACCCGCAGGTGCTGGAAAAAGCCAATCCAAATATTGGCGTGTCGGTTTATCGCGAATTTTTGTTAAGTCAGCAGCAGCGTGCGAAAAATAACGCCCGTCTGGCAAACGTCTTTAAAACAAAACACCTCAATATCTGGGTGTCGGCGCGTTCGGCGTATTTCAACCTGGTGAGCTGGCAGAGCTGCGAGGATAAATCACTGTCCCTTGAGCAGTTCGAGGGGCAGCCGTGCATTCTGGCCTTTGACCTGGCGCGTAAACTGGATATGAACAGCATGGCGCGACTTTATACCCGCGAGATTGACGGTAAAACGCATTACTACAGTGTAGCCCCGCGTTTCTGGGTACCGTATGACACGGTGTACAGCGTCGAGAAAAATGAAGATAGACGGACAGCCGAACGCTTTCAGAAATGGGTGGAAATGGGCGTCCTGACCGTTACCGATGGTGCAGAGGTGGATTATCGCTACATCCTCGAAGAGGCCAAAGCGGCGAACAAAATCAGCCCGGTCAGTGAGTCACCCATCGACCCCTTCGGGGCGACCGGGCTGTCACATGACCTTGCTGATGAAGATCTGAATCCCGTCACTATCGTCCAGAACTTCGCCAATATGTCCGATCCTATGAAAGAGCTGGAAGCAGCGATTGAATCGGGACGCTTTCATCATGACGGCAATCCCATCATGACCTGGTGTATCGGCAATGTGGTCGGCAAAAACATGCCAGGTAACGATGATTTAGTGAAGCCCGTCAAGGAGCAGGCGGAAAACAAAATCGATGGTGCGGTTGCACTGATTATGACGATCGGTCGGGCAATGCTCAAAGAACCTGACGATTTCCTCTCATCTCTTGATCCGGACGATGATCTCTTAATTCTATGAAATCACTAATTGCTGATGTTATCGGGCTGGCTGGTTTTGGCCTGCTTACGTGCGGGGTTTACCTGCAGTTTGGTATGGCTCCGGCTCTGATTTTGTCCGGTGCTTTACTGCTGGTGGGCGCACTGGCTATGGCCAGAAGGGGGACGCGTGCTGCTTGATGCTCTGTTCAGAAGTAAATCACTGGAGAATCCTTCCACCCCGATAACCGGGGATGCCGTTGATACTGATGGGCTGTTCCGGGCAGACGTTTATGTCAGTCCTGAGACTGCGATGAAACTGGCTGCGGTGTATTCCTGTATCTATGTCCTGTCTTCCAGCCTTGCCCAGATGCCGTTGCATGTTATGCGCAGGTACAAGGGGAAGGTTGAACCCGCACGCGATCATCCTGCGTTTTATCTGGTTCATGATGAGCCCAATACCTGGCAAACCAGCTACAAATGGCGCGAACTGAAGCAACGTCACATCCTTGGCTGGGGGAATGGATATACCTGGGTGAAACGTAATCGTCGCGGTGAAGTCATATCCCTGGATTGCTGTATGCCGTGGGAAACGACGCTGATGAATACTGGTGGCCGATATACCTACGGTTTGTACAACGAATATGGGGCGTTTGCGATCAGTCCGGACGATATGATCCACATCCGTGCGCTGGGTAATAATCAGAAGATGGGGCTGAGTCCGATTATGCAACATGCCGAAACAATAGGCATGGGGATGAGCGGTCAGAAGTACACAGAAAGCTTCTTCAGCGGTAATGCCCGTCCGGCGGGGATAGTATCCGTTAAAAGCGGACTCAATAAGGAAAGCTGGGGCTGGCTTAAAGATCAGTGGCAGAAGGCATCGCAGGCGTTACGCCGCCAGGAAAACAAAACCATGCTGCTGCCAGCCGATCTGGATTACAAGGCACTGACTGTGTCGCCAGTTGACGCTCAGATCATTGACATGATGAAGCTGAACCGTTCAATGATCGCCGGTATTTTCAATATTCCTGCGCACATGATTAATGACCTCGAAAAAGCCACCTTCTCCAATATTTCTGCGCAGGCGATTCAGTTTGTCCGCTACACGATGATGCCGTGGGTGACGAACTGGGAGCAGGAGCTTAACCGTCGCTTGTTTACCCGCGCTGAGTTAGCCGCCGGGTATTACGTCAGGTTCAATCTGACGGGGCTTTTACGCGGAACTCCGCAGGAGCGCGCGCAATTCTATCACTTCGCTATTACCGATGGATGGATGAGCCGTAATGAGGCCCGCGCATTCGAGGATATGAATCCGGTTGAAGGGCTGGATGAGATGCTGGTAAGCGTGAATGCTGCTAACCCGGCAGGAGATTTTAAGCCCCCAAAAAACGATGAGGGAAAAACCAATGAATGACCGTGAAATCCGTTGTTACAGCGGTGAGGTGCGTGCTGAGCGGCATGACGATAACCCGGCGCACATTATCGGTTATGGATCGGTGTTTGACTGTCGTTCTGAGCTGATATTCGGTTCATTCCGCGAAATCATCCGGCCCGGCGCTTTTGACGATGTGCTTGGTGATGATGTACGCGCACTGTTTAACCACGATCCTAATTTTATTCTTGGGCGTAGTGCAGCAGGCACGCTGAATCTTTCAGTTGATGAGCGCGGATTACGCTATGACATCCAGGCTCCGGAGACACAGACCATTCGTGATCTGGTGCTGGCCCCGATGCAATGTGGAGATATTAACCAGTCATCTTTCGCTTTCCGTGTCGCCCGTGACGGTGAGGAGTGGTATCAGGATGAGGACGGGGTTGTTATTCGCGAGATAACCCGCTTTTCCCGTCTGCTGGATGTCAGTCCTGTGACATATCCTGCCTATCAGGAGGCTGACTCGGCTGTTCGCTCCATGAAAGCATGGCAGGAGGCGCGCAACAGTGGCGCGCTACAGAAAGCCATTAATCAACGTATGGCGCGTGAACGCGTCCTGACCCTTCTTAACGCGTAAAGGAAACATCATGAAACTGCATGAACTGAAACAGAAACGTAATACTATCGCAACTGACATGCGCGCCCTGAATGAAAAAATTGGTGATAACGCATGGACGGAAGAGCAGCGCACTGAGTGGAACAAAGCAAAATCCGAACTGGAAGCGCTTGATGAACGAATTGCACGCGAAGAAGAACTGCGTCGTCAGGATCAGGCGTACATTGAAAGCAATGAGGAAGAGCAGCGTCAGAATCTTGATCCGGAAAACAATCCGCAACATGATGAGAAACGAGCTCAGGTTTTTGATAAGTGGATGCGTCACGGTGCCAGTGAGCTGACATCAGAAGAACGAAAGGCGTTGCGTGAACTTCGTGCCCAGGGGGTAGCTCAGGATGAAAAGGGCGGATATACCGTACCAGAAACATTCCTGGCGAAAGTTGTTGAGAAGATGAAATCCTACGGTGGCATCGCCAGTGTGGCGCAGATTCTGACCACTTCTGACGGTCGCACTATGGAGTGGGCAACAGCTGATGGTACTTCCGAAGTTGGTGTTCTGCTGGGCGAAAATGAAGAAGCCGGT